GATGATATAGTATTCGGTATTAATATCTCAAAAGTTATTCTAAATATAAAAATGAGTACATAATTTATTTTTTTGAAAATTTCTGGAAAGTTTTATAAATTTAAGTTTTATTTTAATTATGTACTCAAATTATGGTTCCTTAAGTAGTCCTTAGAAGGTATTAAAGTATTCTTATTATATCCTTTGGAAGGGTTATACAATATATCATATAATGATTTGCTTACAGTATAGATGATATAGTATTCGGTATTAATATCTCAAAAGTTATTCTAAATATAAAAATGAGTACATAATTTATTTTTTTGAAAATTTCTGGAAAGTTTTATAAATTTAAGTTTTATTTTAATTATGTACTCAAAATAATTTTTATTTTTAGCTATTTAGTAATATTTCCTATCATATAAGTTATATAATCATGAATGCCGTAAATATATGCATTACCTTCAATATGATAATACCATTTAAATGGCAATATAATAATTTTGTTATTATTTAATTTTATTGTGGTCATGTTTGTATTTATATCAGGTGCACCATATATAATTTTAGAAGATGCATTGCAAATAGTTACTTCAATTGGGTTAAATGATTGTATTAATAGATACTTATATTTGTTTCTTGACCATATACTATTTACATTTATATTGTCGTTTACAATATTTATATTAAACCATGTGTTTAGTAATTGGTTAATATCCTTCACATTATCTTCAATAATGATTGGCTGCTTTTTGTATAACAAATTAAAATCAAAATGGGCTAAATTAGTTTGATATATTATAAGTTCGTCTTCAAATATATAGTATAAAGATGCGTAAATAATGATAACTAATATGATGGTTGCAATATACCACTGCATGTTTTATATTTATAATATATATAAAATTGTCGATATATAACACTTGATAATATAATTATTTTTATGTTATATAGAGTAATATATGAAAACGAAAATAAAAAATCGTTATTCAAATCATAGAAAAACCATAGGTGGAGCTAAACGTATTTTTGATACAGGTGCTCCATTTGATACTCAATTTCATGGTGATTTATCAAAAAAAAGAATACAATCACATATTGATGACATGGAAACAAAAATTAAAAGATTGAATGAAGAAAATGGACAAGCACAAAAAGATAGAGCACAAGAACAGTCTGCGTTAGATGATCGCAGAAGTAAACAGGAAGCAATGGAATTGCGAAATATGCCAAAATTTAAAGAAATCAATACAAAATGGTATATTTTTTTATTAAATGGATTGGCTTCGATCCTTAAATATATTTTGAATGGATTAGCATCATTATTGAATATTTTGATATTTCGAGTTCTAGGAAATATATTATCATTGATTTTTTCTATGATCAAAATTGTATTAAGTAATTATGTAATAGTAGGTTTTATATTATTTTGCATAAGTATAATACTGATATTACAATTTGTATTTGGTTATGTAGTACCTCTTCCAGGATTTGTTTCTAGAACACGTGAAAAAGATAATATTGGTAATTCTGAAGTTCTTGCTGAAAAGAAAATAGATTATCAAATTGATTTTTTTGAACAAGTCAATGATTTTATTTTTGGAATACCAAATATATTCACTAATACAATGGTAAATATACGCAGACTATATCAAAGATTTGCCAAGTTTTTTGGAAATAATGACGTATTAGACCTATATTTGGCAGATAGAATAGAAACAAATGCAGGTAGATGGGATAATATATATAATATGGAATTAGGTTCAATACCATATGATTTTGAAAATATTAAAAAGAATGATGATAAAATTTATACTATAATAAAACCAGCAAATTTGGAACTGTTATTAAAAGATATAACAAATTTAGATATTGATAAACTACCACCTTCTTTACAAAAAGGTATAAAAACAAATAAGGAAATATTAAAATTTTCATGGGACTTAGATATGTCTGGGTCTAAATATAAATTATCATGCACCCCTACAGATAAAAATAATAACAAGGTCAATATTTTTGAAGAAGCTCCAAATAATGAATGTACAATTGTAAAGCAATATTATGAAAATGAAATAGCAGAAAATGACGCTCCTAAATATTATGATATTCCTACTGCGAGATACAATAAATCACTTATGTTAGATGTCTTCGTGGAATAAATTTCTATTATATTTTGTAAGGAAACCCATAGAATTATGGAAACAAGTTACAACTATGATATTGAATATGATATTAAAAAAAGTGGCTTAATGGATCTTAGTGATCCTAGCGTTTACAAAAATTTCAAGGAAGCTCGAAAAATTGTTTCAGAAGCAAAAGAAGATAAAAATAATATATTTGATAATAAATACTATACACCATCGCAAGAATATATAGAAGATGTCAAAGAAAAAAGTAAAAATGATAATTTGTTAAAAATAGAAATTGTAAATAAAGTTAGTATAGGGGAAAAATGTACGGTAAAATTTGCTAAGAGGAAAAATATATTTGATAATACAAATTATATTGTAAATCTTACTGATGATGAACTAGAACAAATCAATACATATATAGATACCACGCCTCAAAATTCAAAGTATAGTATATGTGAAATTAAAGATAATAAAGCATATGAAAATTGTGCATTAGCAACAGGTAATCCATATTTATCATTAAAATATGACAAAGATACAAAAAAATACATATGTTCTATACCTGATGATATATCTCTACCTCAAAATAATAGATATGCTCTAGAATACAATTCTTCAAATATATCAAGGCCTGAAACTGAAATATATTTCAAGGATGATAAAAAAAATTTCTGTGAAGAAAGATGGCATGATTGGTTTTGTATACCAAATTATCATTTAAACAATAGATGGTTTAATGAAAAACCACCAGAATTAAATAAAACAAAAAGTGTAGGTAAATGTCTTATGCCATGCGCATTTGGATATGTTCCTACAGATGAAAATATTGGTAAATGTGTTAAAAAAAATCAATATAATGGCGGTGCATACGCTAATGATTTTGATTATAATCCATTAGCATTGGTATGTTTATTGGGGACAACATTTGACAGTTTTTTGAATGAAGACAATGGTAGTTATTTACAATATATGAAAACAATTCAAAAAAATGTATTAGCAGACGCAAGTATTGAATTTTTGAAAGATAAAAATGAAGATATAATAGAAATTATATTAACTAGTATCAAAAATGAAAATGGTCCTCTGTGGGATACTGTCAAACAAGATATAAATAAATATGTTAATAACATATTTGTAAATATACCAGATATGAGTAATGAATTCATAGATTTGAATATTACCGTTCCTAGAGATAGTATTACAGAAATGATGAATAAATATATAACTGAAAACAGAATTATTTATGCGTATAGTATTGCTAAAAATATACATGAAATAATTACAACAGATATTGATAAGTATAAAGATTGGAGACATAAGTTAAAATCCATGACAAATCTTTCCAATGATAAGTTTATTTATTTGATAAGAATTTTGAAACATGCGTGTAATATTTGCTTTGATAATAATTCAAAATTTAGTACAAACTTTTTATTATATACTATAAATAAAAATAAAGAATCCACGTTCCCGCCAATAAAATTAGACGTAAATTTTGATCCATTTGATGACGATATTACAGTAAACGATTTTATTATTATAACAAAAACAAAAAGAGGTTTATTTGACGATTATATTAGCGACTTTCAATCATATGAAAATTCAACATATTCATTCCTATATTTCATCGTTGTTGTTCTAATACTATTTATTCTTTATATAATATATATTGTTTATTATTCGCAAGTGAATATGGTATTAAATGGTATATTTTCGTTTATAATATTTTTATACTATGATATTAAATACTATCTTTATAAATACCTTGTAAATTCTTGGGTCGCAGATACACGCGAAGTAGATCAATTAACATTTATAAAAAACGCATATCAAAATTTTATAGATTATGATTTGGACACTTATATTTAGAAAAAAATAAATCTATTTTTTGTCTAAATTAGACAAAAATTCATATAGATTTATATATGCTATCATTGCTTGTTCTTGCGACATGTCAAAGACACTATTCCATGCATCCCATTTAGCACATGCTTCAAATTGAATTGTCCACGGTTTAGAAATATTACAATTTCCTACGGTAGCCTGTTTATAATATTTATACATATTTAATTTATCATTATCTGTCAACTCTACACCTGTAGACTTATTTGATTTTACAATATCCACAACTCTATCAAATTCTTGTTTAATATTCATATTTATTGTAATAGATTGTAACATCTTTATATGTAATTATGTTTAGAAAAATACATTGATAAACAATATTTACTCAATAGTTTATGATATGTTTCAATATATTGCAACATTGCATTTTCTCTAGAAGTACCTCTGATACTATTCCATGCTAACCATTTTATATATTTTTGATAGTCCATGATATCTGGTTTGTCAATATTACAATCACCTATAATAGCTTGTTTGTAATATTTATACATATATAGTTTATCATAACTATCTATGATATTTTTATCATATTTTATTTTTCCTGTGTTTACTATATCTACAATATTATTAAACCTCCCTTCCATTTAATATATATTTATATATATTGTTATATATGTTACCATTCTAATAATAAACCGAAAATCAATTTAATTCCAAAATATATAGTTAACATTTCTTAAATACTTTGTAAATTTCCTATATTCGCAAATAAAGCTTTGAAATTTACCAAAAAGTGATATATATATTATATTTTTATCTTTTACTAACTTATATTTTTTTTTCGTAAGATATGTGTGTTTGGTGGTAACAATATATTTCATATATATAAGAATATGTATAATTATTATATATGTATTATCAGATGATAATTGATGATTATCTTGAATATTCAAAAATATACAAAGCAAAATATGGAGATAAATGTATCATTCTAATGCAAGTTGGTTCTTTTTATGAATTATATTCTATAATAGACGGAATTATAGATAATGATATATATATAATTGCAGATTTATGCAATATACAAATATCTAGGAAAAATAAAAGCATTTTAGAAGTGTCTCTATGTAATCCACTTATGGCAGGATTTCCATTATATACTATTTCTAAATATACGCAAATTTTGCTAAATAATAACTATACAGTTGTTCTTGTAGAACAGGTAACTGATCCTCCTAATCCAGAAAGGAAAGTGACTGAGATATTATCGCCTGGAATGAATATTTCTATATCAAATAAAAAAAGTAATTTTATGATGGTTATATTTTACGAGTTTATAAACAATTTTTTAGCAGTTGGTATATCAGGTATTGATTTATCTACAGGTAAGACATTTATTTATGAAGCTGGATCATCTAAAACAGATCCTGAATTTGCAAATGACGAGGTTTTTCGATATATGAGCACATATAATCCATCCGAAGTTATAATTTTAAGTGAATGTATATCTAATGAACAAAAGAATTATATATTAAAAAATCTAACTATTAATAATATATTAGTGCATTATAAATGGGACAAATATGAATATATTGATGTCATGAAGAAGATTATTTATCAAAATGAAATTCTTGAGAAGGCATTTATTTCTAAAAAAAGCCTACTTTCTATTGTAGAGGTTCTTAATTTAGAAAAGTTAAATATAGCAAGAGTTTCTTTTTGTTGTCTTTTACAATTTGCTTATGAACATAACACTGATATCATCAAAGAACTACAGTATCCTGAAATATTTGAAAATGATAGATATCTTAATATTGAATATAATAGTGCTTTACAATTGAATGTATTAGGTTTACATAATAATGATAAACCATTAATAGACATTCTAAATAGATGTTCAACAGCATTTGGTTGTAGGGCATTTAAGGAGAGATTATTAATGCCTATTACAGATGCACAAGTATTAAACAGAAATTATGATGATATTGAAATACTAATGGCTGATAATATATACAAGGATATTAGAAAAAAACTTAATAATATTTTGGATTTTGAAAGAATTAAAAGGAAGATGATATTAAACAAGGTATCTCCAATGGATTTAAGTTCATTTCATACATCATTAATTAATGCGAAAGATGTATGTAATCTGTTGAAAAATATGGGAGGTAATAAGTATATAGATGACTTAGATGATCTTATTAATGAAATAACTGAAGTAATTGATTTAGAAGAAGCTTCTAAATATAATTTATCAGATAAAACAAACATTGGAAACTTTTTTCAGAAAGGTATATATTCAGAAATTGATGAATTAGTACAATTATTTAATAATGCAAATGATAATATTAAGTCAATATGTAATAACATAATATGTATAGGACAAAATGATAATACATCATGTAAAGTGGAATATAATGATAGAGAAGGTCATTATATTTATATTACTAAAAAGAGATATGATACTGCATTATCTTTAAATAAAATTTTAATGAATAGTTTTGATAAAAAATTATTAGGAACTTCATCTAGTTACAAATTAACAAATAATGATATAAATACTATATCATCTGATATCAATAAATATAGTCAACAAATAGCATCAAATGTTTTAAAATATTATAATGAATTTATGCAAATATATATTAATAAATATGCTGATACAATTGAAAAATTAATTAAATTTTTGACAAGAATTGATATTGCATGTTGTTGTGCTAGAAATGCACATGAATATTGCTATAATAGACCTATAATTAATACAGTAAAACAAACATCATACATTGAAGCTACAAAAATGAGACACCCTATAATAGAAAGAATAGATCAGGATATAGAATATATAGGAAATGATATTAATATATGTGAAAACGGCATTTTACTATATGGAATAAATGCATCTGGAAAATCTTCATTTATGAAGGCTGTAGGTTTGAATGTAATTATGGCACAAGCAGGAATGTTTGTAGCTGCAAAAACATTCGAATATTATCCATATCATCATATTTTTACTCGTATATCAGGTATGGATAATATATACAAGGGAATGTCTAGTTTTACAGTAGAAATGACAGAATTGCGTAATATATTACAAAGGTGTAATGAATTTAGCTTAGTAATTGGTGATGAAATATGTTGTGGAACAGAATTTGTATCAGCTACTGCAATTGTGGCAAGTGGTATAGATACATTAGTAAAAAGAAAATCATGTTTTATATTTGCAACACATTTACACGAATTAACAAGATTGAATATTGTAAATAAACATATCGAAGAAGAAGTTGTCAAGATTAAACACATGCATATTCATATTGATGATAAGAATAGAATTATATATGATAGAGTTTTACAAGATGGTCAAGGATCTGAAATTTATGGAATTGAAGTTTGTAAATCTCTAGACATGCCATCTATATTCATGAAGAACGCTGAAAGTATCAGAAAAGAAGTTCAGGGTTTAAGTAATATGATAATCAAAAAAAAAACATCCAGATATAATGCAAAAGTATTAATGGATAAATGTGGTATATGCGGAGAATTATCTGTAGATACACATCATATAAAATATCAATCAAGTGCAAATAATGAAGGATATTTACAAAGTCATCATAAAAATGCAAAACATAATTTAGTTCCTTTATGTAAATCATGTCATATCAAAGAACATAATGGTAGTATAATAATAGAAGGGTATTTGAAAACATCAGAAGGTATTGTTCTATCTTATAAATGTATATAAACCGAAATAATATATTATATTATAACATGAGAGTTGTTAAAAGAAATGGAGAGTGTGAAGACGTTAGTTTTGACAAGGTCTTAAACCGTCTCAAAAACTTATCTAAAGACTTACAAATAGATGTATCTGAAATTGCGCAAAAAGTTTGTACTCGTATTTATGATGGTGTAAAAACTACAGAACTAGATGAATTAGCTGCTCATATGTGTAGTAGTCTATCTATTGAAAATCTAGATTATAGTACTTTAGCCTCGCGAATTATTATTTCTAACCATCATAAGAGTACTTCGCCATCATTTAGCGAAACCGTTCAAATTCTATATGATAACAAAGCGTCACATGATAATGCATTACCATTAGTATCAGATGAATTATATGAAGTTGTATGCAAAAATAAAGAAAAACTAAATGCACATATAGACTATCAACGAGATTATTTATTTGATTATTTTGGATTTAAAACACTAGAACGCGCTTACCTTATGAGATTAAATAAAAAAGTAATTGAAAGACCTCAGCATTTGTGGATGCGTGTTGCAATTGGTATTCATGGAAATGATATTAGAGAAGTATTACAAACATATGATTTGATGAGTAAAAAATATTTTACACATGCTACTCCAACACTATTTAATGCAGGTACAAACAAACCACAACTTAGTAGTTGTTTTCTATGTTCTGTAAATGATGATAGTGTTTATGGTATTTTTGAAACATTAAAAGAACTTGCTCTTATTTCTAAATATGCAGGAGGTATAGGTATTCATATACATCAAATTCGCGGTAGAGGAAGTCATATTAGAGGAACAAACGGAACATCAAATGGTATTATCCCAATGCTTCGTGTATTTAATAATACAGCAAGATATATTGATCAGGCTGGAAAAAGACTTGGAAGTATTGCTGTATATTTAGAACCATGGCATATTGACGTTGAGGCATTTTTAGAATTGAAGAAAAATCATGGCAATGAAGAAGATAGGTGTAGAGACCTTTTCATGGCTTTATGGATCCCTGATCTTTTTATGCAAAGAGTAAAAGATAATAAAAAATGGTCATTAATGTGTCCAGATAAATGCAAAGGATTAAGTGATGTATATGGTGAAGATTTCAATGCTCTATATGAAAAATATGAAAACGAAGGTAAATATACTAAACAAATTGATGCACAAGATCTCTGGTTTAAAATTCTTGAAGCTCAAATTGAACAAGGAGTGCCATATATTTTATACAAGGATGCAGCAAATAAGAAAAGTAATCAAAAAAATCTTGGTACTATCAAATCAAGTAATCTTTGTGCTGAAGTATTGATTTATTCATCTCCTGAAGAAACTGGTGTTTGTAATCTTGCGTCAATATGTCTTCCAACATATATTGATAAAGTTGACAATGTTAACGTGTTTAATTTTGAAAAGCTTCACGAAACAACAAAAGTAATAACAAAAAATTTGAACAAAGTTATTGACAAAAATTTTTATCCAGTAGAAAAAGCTAGAGTTTCAAATTTGAAACATCGCCCAATCGGAATTGGCGTTCAAGGATTAGCAGATGTTTTTGTACAATTGAGATATCCTTTTGAGAGTGATGAAGCAAAAGAATTAAATAAAGAAATCTTTGCAACAATTTATCATGCTTCGCTAGAGGCATCTATGGAATTATCAAAAAAAAGAGGGCAAATTATACGTGATATTTTGGATGGAAAAAATAACGAAAATATTTCAAATTATGTTAATGAATTTGAGCAAGATATTATCAACACTAAATATTCTGGAGCATATAGTTCTTTTAAAGGAAGCCCTATTTCACATGGGTTGCTTCAATTTGATTTATGGGAACAAGAACCATTAAAACGATTTGATTGGGATACATTAAAAGAAAATATCAAAGAATATGGTATTAGAAATAGTCTTCTTATTTCACCTATGCCTACCGCATCTACATCACAAATTATGGGGTTCAATGAGAGTTTTGAACCATTTACAAATAATATTTTTCAACGCAAGACATTAAGTGGTGAATTCATTGTTATTAATAAATATTTGATTTATGATTTGATAAAACTGAATTTGTGGAATAAAGATATTAAAGATCATATTATTTTGAATAATGGAAGTATTCAAAATATTACAGAGATACCCGACAATCTCAAAGCATTATATAAAACTGCATGGGAAATTAAGCAAAGACATATTATTGATATGTCGGCAGATAGAGGAATTTATATTTGTCAAACACAAAGTTTAAATATTTTCATGGAAGATCCAGATTTCCAAAAATTGTCTTCTATGCACTTTTATGCTCAATCTAAGGGATTAAAGACTGGTTCTTATTATTTGCGTACAAGACCCCTTGTAAAATCACAACAATTTACAATAGATCCTGAATTTGCTAAGAAGAAAATGATATGTTCTGAACAAAATGGAGATACATGTATGCTTTGTTCTGCTTAGGTGTATTAATGTCTCTATATTATTATTATGAAATAATAAAACACATAATAAATTAAATATTATCAAATATTATTTACAAAATGATGAAAGTTTATATGATGGTTACAGTATATTTGATTATATATCGACAAAAAAGATAAATGAGACAAGATTGATTATATTGTGTTTTATGTAATTTGTCAAATGTTTTCTATTTATTATAGTTAGTATCTTAATCATGGTTATTTTACCATTACACCAACCGAAAAGAAAAATGAGACAAACTTATTTATTTTTATACATTCTAAAACTATGCTTCAGGTAATTTGTTAGATGTTCCCTTTTTATATTATGCTTAAGAATGTTTTTTATTACTGATTGTATATCATCATAAGTATTAGGACTTTCCTTTTTGATATAGTGTTTTAACTGACTAAAGAACTCTTCTATGGCATTTGTTTCTGGATGATATGGAACACTATAAAGTAAATGATTACCACTTTCTTCTATGGTTTGCCTTACTATTTTTGATTTATGTATAACGGCATTATCCATTATTATAAGGTGGTCTTTATATTTATCTCTTATTACATCATTATAAAAGTCTATAATATTTTGAGTTTTTACGCCACCTTTCAAGTCTTTATAAAGAACATACCCAACTACTTTATTAGCACTTATAGCACATAACATATTGTATCTTTTGAAAGGATATTTATTAGTCTTATAAATTGCTCTTGTACCTGTCTTACTTCTACCATAAGATGAAGTCATATTGAGATATATGGATGTTTCATCTAAACAAATAGTCTTATCATATTTGTAAGCAGAAAGTTGTTTATAAAAGGTTGATAAATCATCTTTTTCTTGACCTTCTTTCTTTTCAGGATAATATTTATTCCTTAGTCTCTTTCTCGTTATTTTGTTTTGATGTAAAATATTGTATATAGAATGGTCTGATAATTTGATGTTGAAATGTCTATCTACAAGTTTTGAAAGTTCCCATAATGTAATAGTAGGTTGTAGTCTAACATTTTGTTTTACAAATGATACTATTTCTGATGTTATTTTCAGGTCTTTATTATTTCTTGGTTTTCTTTCAATTTTACCTTCTCTTTGAAATCTTATTTTCCATTTTGATAATGATTGGTATTTACATTTGAATATTTTCTTACAAACATAACGCATAGGTTTATTGTTTTCTAAATAATATTTGACTGCTGTAAGTTTATAATCATCAGTATGTTGTTTCATTTCTTATTCTAATAAAGTATTTAAAACTTGATTGAATATATTATATAACATTATGAGTAAGAATATCAATATCAATATAGATATATCAGTACTAATAGCAGAAAATGAGAAACTGAAAAAAGAAGTTATTGAATTAAAGGAACATTTAAAGCGATATACTTTTGGTGATAATCATAAAAGATATTATGAAAAGAATAAGGAAAAGGTAAAAGAAGGTGGTGCTAAATATCTACAAAAATTAAAAGAAGAAAATCCAGAGAAGTTGAGAGAATATTGGAGACGTGCATATCAAAACAGAAAACTTAAGATAGTGTCAGAACATATGAAAGAGTTAAATACTTTGTAAATATTCTTCTTGTTTTATTATATACAATATCATCTTATCTAAATTATGATTTATATGAAAAGTGATATATGTGTAATATGTTTTGATATACTTCAAATCACTTGATGGTTTGGTAGAAGAAGCCAATATTTGAGAATAATTATCTTTCATTATATCTAATAATTTTGAAATTAGTTGTGTATTTGGTAAGTTATACTTTTGTGAATATTCTTCTAATTTTTTTCTGATAAGCTCTTTTTCATATTCTGCTTCTTGTTTCTCTTGTAAAAGTTTCTTTCGTTGCCTTTCTTTTTGTTTTTGGATTTTTTCCTTATTTTTTTGATTTTGAATTGCTAATTCTTGTTTTTGTTTTTCTTCTATTAGTTTTTGCTTTTCCTGATACCATTTATACTTGAGTTCATTATGTTGCTTTTCCATATATAATATTGCTCTCCAATCATATTCTTCTGATAATATATTAAGTTCTCTAATATACTCATCATAAAGTATATTATTTATTATATTGTTTTCTATTTTGAGATAGTGTCTATGATTATAAACCATTAAATCTAAATCAAGCATATATCCATCTGTTGAAACTAATGTTTCTATATAACTTATATCAGTATATGTTTGTTTCATATTTTCAATAATTTTGAAATATGTTCTATAAATAGATATAAGCTCATTTATTTTTTGTAATTCAGTTAAAGATTTGCTTTGAGAAAGTTTTGATAATTCCTTGACTTCTTTTTCTCTTTTTCCTATTTTGAAAAGATTTTTTTTGATATCTTCTATATTATATATTAGTTTTGTAGTATATTCTAAATATTCTCTATTATGTGCAATTGGTTTTGGATTTGCTAACTTTTGATATAATTTAGTCATTTTGTGAAAGTTCTCCAAAGTTCTGTTTGTAATATATTCGTTATTTGCTTTATTGCATTCTAATAGCAAGTATTCTTGATGTTTTTGGAATTTTCTTAATTCTATTTCTTGTTGTTTAAGATACTCTTTCTGCTGTTTGATAAGATTTCTGAAATATGTATCTTTTTTTCTATATGGATATGCTATAAATAAGTATTCATATTCATTACATACATCATATATACTCATACACTCAATCTCTTGTCCGTAGCAACTTGTGCTATTCAAATGAACTTTCAAGAATATATCAGTACCAGTATCTAAATATACTATTGATTTATTATTATCATATAATGGTATGTCATTTTTACTGCCTATAAAATCTACATATATCTTACCATTGTAATGTTCTATGTTGCTATATTTTCTGCTTACTAATGATAATATCCATATAACTTTATTTTGGGAATAATGCTCTATACATTTTATGATTTCAGATTTTTGTTGAGAATATCTTATCATGATTACATTATTACCATCTCTTATTTGTTCTAACTTACAATTATACCAGTATGGTTTTCTATATTCATATTTAAATAAATTAAACCAATTTGAGTAGAAATTATTATTGAATTCAATATATGCTTTATGAGCAGAGCACTTACTTCCAGATGAATGACGAAAGTGAGATTGTTTCAATTTTGAATTTACAAATACAACATTATCATCTTCGCAATCTTTACCATTTTCACAAGAACCAGCACATTTGAACCTTAATTCTTTATTATATGTATCTTTATAGTTTCTATCCCTAACATCTAATGAAAGAATGATTTCATTTGTATTTTTATCAATAGCATAGAACATTATGATGATAAGCTTGTATATACATATCTATATATCATTTTTTTATATTTTATATGATTAAAAGTATATAAGAATTACATACTATAATTTACACAGAACTATGAAGAAAGCACCTGATAAATATAGGTGTATAAAAGTTCCTTTACATTCTATTCTACATAAAGATGATAATGCAATCAACATTTTCAATACTATTCAAGATGCTGTTTATAGGACTAATTACATTACAACTAAAACTAATTTATTGTTAAGACTATGGTGTCTTGAAAAGTATCATCAAAATATTGATATACCTATCATAGATGAAAATACAATCAGAATGTGTATGAAATCTTTAATTTTACCATCAAGTGGTCCTAAACCAAAGAATAATAACCTTTTATTATTTAATGAGTTTAAGTCATTACATAATTTTGAATTAGAAAATGGTAAGCACTTGTCATCAATACTTGACTATTACGCTATTACAATTCTTACATCAATAGAGAATAATATCAAATTACATTTCTTTGATTATGTGAATAGATTTATCAATTCATATTTTAAACATATAAATAAAAATAACCTAAATGCTAAGGAGTTTAAGAAGCAGTTATTTAAAGAACTACATTCTGTCAAATCAGATATTATAAATGGTACTTTGAAATCTGATAAAAAATATCATAATTGGATTAATGAATATCGTTATAAAATTATTCCACAAGAATATGATAAATCATATCATTATGATGTGAAATGTCATCCTCAAAAATATATCAAACATATGATATTTATGAATTGTGAGTTAGAAAAAATAGGAGGAAAAATGTATCAATTCTTTCCTTTACAATCTTCTATTACCCCTAATCACATTCAGATTGATACTAAAGCAGTTATTGAACTTTTAGTAGATAAAGATAAGAAGAAGTATATTGATAATGTTCTTCTCTACAAAGAAATACTATGGGATAAGCACTTTATCATAAATCCTAAAATAAAGGATTATCAATTTGATAATACAATTATAACAGATGGTTATTCTGCCTCTCTAAGATTTATTCACAAAGACTTTATTGAAGGAGAATTGTTGAAGAAAGAGAAGATGAAACAAGCAAGACAAAATGCTAAAAATAAAGATACTAATCAGACAAATAAACCTATTACAAAAGTAAATGATAATTCAATACCTTCTAAAGAAGAAATTATAGACTTTCCTTACATAGATGAGGTTGATAAGAATGAATTAGAAGGAAAACATATTTTCATAGACCCAGGAAAGAGAACATTATTTACTATGATGGATGATAATGGAAAGTTCTTTTCTTATACAAATAAACAGAGAGTATCAGAAACTAAAAGATTAGTATATCAGAATAAACTTAAAAAATATAAAGACCATTTATGTATTACTGAAAAAGAAAATGAACTATCTTCTTACAATTCTAAAAGTTGTAATTTAGATGACTATAAAGCATTTATTGAGAAGAAAATTAGCATAAATAAAGACCTATATCAATTATACCAGGATAAGAAGTTTAGACAATATAAATGGTATGCTTTCATTAACAAAAAGAGAACAGAAGACAATATGCTTAACAAAATAGAGAAAACTTATGGTAAAGATAATATTATCATAATAGGAGATTGGTGTATTGAAAAGCAATTGAAAAACTTTATTTCAACACCAAATATAGTATTAAAACACAAACTAAAAGAAAGGTTCAAGGTCTATAATATAGATGAATATAGAACTTCTTGCCTTAATTATAAGACTGAAAAACCTTGTAGTAATTTATACTTACCAGATAAGAAGAATAAAACACGAAAGATACATTCTATCCTAACATATAAAATGGAAAACAACCGGTTAGGATGTATCAATCGTGATAAAAATGGATGTAAAAATATTCAAAAGATATTTGAATACTACTCAAAAAATAATGAAAGACCTGAAAACTATAGAAGAGGTCAAATATTACAAAAACTACAAACCGCTTCCGAGCTGTCAAATTGTAGTTAGCAACTTTAATGTTGTCATTTATACTGATTGAAAAGAAACTCGACTTAATTATTTTATATAGTTTTGTCTCATTTTTCTTTTCGGTTGGTGTAATCCTTCTACTTTCTATTCAGTTGGTCTAATTTTAATTCTATATATATTATAAGGAAAACATGACAGATAGTTATGTTATGAATACCAATTATATCAATATAAATAATAGAGTAAAAGAAATTAAAAATAATTGCATAGATAAAAAGAGAAAATTTGGAAAAATTTTAGAATGTTTTCCTATTAAAGATGATGCTAATGATACAGAATATTCTATTAATAATTATATTATTAACGAAATATATAAATTAGAGAAGGATAACAATTTTAATGAATATATATACTGGATTGGCGGAGGGTTTTCTTGGAATAACCTTATAGTTAATAATACTTTATTTGACGATTTTGATAAGTTATCTACAGCAGTAGGGATTTTAGAAGTAAATTATATTAATAGTAATATAATTTCAAATCGCAATAAAGTGATACACTATTATATAATGTTATTGAAAATACAAAAAATACTACAAGATAAATGTCAAATACATACAAAAATTCAAACAATACATTTTGATGTAGTTGAAAAAAATGCTAATAATGAAAATAATTACAAAGATTGTAAGAATTGTATAATCAATAATGACAATAACATTATTTTCATTTTTGAAGAATTTAATAAATATGAATTATTTAAACTATCATCTCTTAAAATGAATTTAATTTTTGTTAGTAATGTATCATCGACTGGAGGAGCAAAACCGCCTAAAAGGTCCGTATTTTCTGTTTTACCTGAAATTCGAAAAAAACGTGATGCTTCTTTACGAAAAGCACAATTACTACAATCGGCATACCATAGTGCTTCACCAAATAAACAATCAAATCTATTTCGCAAATACCTTCGAGCTTTAAAAAACGTTAATAAAAATGAACATATGTTAAAAAGGCTAAATACATTTGATAATATTAAAAATCAAACTTCAAAAAATATAGCACATATTATGATATTCAATATTAAAGATCAATTAATAAAATGTGAAACCAGCGAAATGGGAACAAATATTCCTGAAATTATAGATTTGTATTTTAAAGACATGAAAGTTGTAGAATTTTCATTTGAATATATTAGTAAAAATAATGACATGTTTTTAAAGAATTTTAAAGAAAAATATATTGAAATAAAAGATTTGTCTAATTTAGCTGATGATAATATTTTAAGCATTAGAAATAATATACCTTGTATGAATAATTATGGTATGTTAACATATGCATATTTAAACATGTCTGATACAAAAGAAAATATTGGTTTAAACATTAATAAATATAGACAGATTTTGCATCTCAAAATATTAGATGCATATAATAAAAACAAAAAGTTGAAATTTTTTACAGATATATTGGAAAAATATACAACTATATTTAATAAAACAAAAAGTTATAACCCATTTTTTGTTCGGAAAATAGAAGATATCATTTTACAAAATACACCACCATATCAATTTGAAAAATTTATTGAAGAAGTAGATAAAAAAATTATAAGCACTTTGAGGCCATCTATTAATTCTTTCATAATTGAAATAAACAAAATATTATTAGAACGATATAAAGTTATATTATTTATTGCTGGAGGTGATGCAATGAGGAGATATAAAGAAGATATAACCGTTACAAAAGATATAGATGTAAAATTATATATTAATAATATTGATCTAACAAATATACCAAATGATTTAAAAGAAAAACATGCTGATAAACATACTAATTGGGACGATATTAATACTGATGTAAAAAAACAATATGTAAAATATGATATAATCGATATTATAGCAAAACATACTGTAAACCTAAAAATACATTTAGAAAACAATATAAAAAATTTATTTCCAAATGATATCATTTACGAATATAAAGATGTCAACCATACTTACATTATGAAAATAAATACAAAGCCAAATTCATATAGTTTTCGCACCCGTGAAATACGAAAAACTGCAGAATTTCCAGTAGATCTATATTCTATAGATATGCGTGCAATTTTAGAAATACAAAAAGAAAAAAATATTCAAACAGATTATTATGATATATCATTGTTGGATGTTGTATTACAAGATAGTGATGATTTTTCTGAAAAATACCATATAAATAGTAAAGGTATTAATGTTGCAAGTCTTGAGTTTTTATTAGATGACTTCCATAAAACGTATATGAAGAATGACGACAGAGCATTGGCACGTATATGGTCTGGAAAAGATATAAAAGATATACATAGATATAACATATTATATAACATCTTTAAATCTCGTGGAACTTCTGGAACTTCTGGAACTTCTGGAACTTCTGGAACTTCTGGAACTTCTGGAACTTCTGGAACTTCTGGAACTTCTGGAACTTCTGGAACTTCTGGAACTTCTGGAACTTCTGGAACTTCTGGAACTTCAGAAAATTTAGATAGTTTAGACAATAATTATACATTCCCAATTTCTTATTATACAGATGATGATAAAAAATATTTACAAAAATATTTAGAGTATGTTTCAAGAGAAGGAATTGATAATAAAAATAAAAATAAAATGCCATACCAAAGAGGTTCTGTTCAAAGTAAACCAACTGCTATTAGAAGTTCAGTAAGTTCTGCTATAGATGCTAAACGTAAACGAACTGCTACTAAAAATCCAGCAAGTACTGCTGTTAAACGTGTTAAAATTGCTGCTGAACGTGCCGAGCGTGCTAAAATTGCAGCTGAACGTGCCGCTGAAAGTGCTGCTAAACTTGCTACCCAACGTGAACAGCGCACTATGCGTTCTGCTAAACGTAAACTCGAAGCTAATACAATCTAAATTATTTAACACCACCCTACAATATTGAGGTGAAGTCGTATGATATAATAATCTTTTACTATATTTTTTACACATTCTGACATTTACATATCAGAACATTAAGCGTAAGCAAAACCTAATCAATTTACAAAAAAGAATTCATATATAGTACACACTATATTATAACCAAATTTTTTACTACTTTTAGATATTCTTTTGCTGTTAAATCAGCATTTTACATCTTTAAGAGTGTAAATGTCTAAATGTATAAAAATAACAGTATTAACATGTATATCTAAAAATCTATATAAATATATATTCATATAATATATATAACTGTGAGGAAAATGGCAAATGTCGAAGAACCTATTGAACAACTTTTAAAATCAGATAATAGACTTACTATTTTTCCAATTCAACATTATGATATGTGGGATATGTATAAAAAATCTGTAAGTTGTTTTTGGACGGCAGAAGAACTAGATCTTAGCAAAGACATAGATGATTTTAATAAGATGAGTGAAAATGAAAGAAATTTTATTAAAAATATATTAGCTTTTTTTAGTTCTAGTGACACGATAGTTAATATTAATCTTGGTGAAAGATTTCTCAATGATGTCCAAGTATTAGAAGCAAAATTTTTTTATGCATTTCAAATGACAATTGAAAATATTCATTCTGAAACTTACTCTTTGTTAATTGATACTTACTTTAAAGATCCTCGTGAAAAACATGAAGCTTTTAACGCTATTCAGTTAATCCCATGCATTCAGAAGAAGGCTGAATGGTGTTTCAAATGGATCAATGACAAGGACGCATCTTTTGCACAAAGATTGATTGCATTTGCAATTGTTGAAGGTATATTCTTTAGTGGAGCATTTTGCAGCATTTTTTGGTTAAAAGAGAGGGGTCTTATGCAGGGACTTTCATTTTCAAACGAACTAATTAGTCGTGATGAAGGTATGCATGTTGAATTTGCAGTCCTTTTGTATTCAAAAATAACAAACAAACTTTCTCAAGAAGTTGTACATCAGATAGTAAAGGAAGCTGTGGATGTTGAAAAGAATTTTATCATAGAAAGTATTCCGTGTTCTATGCTTGGAATGAATGCTGAATTAATGTCCGTATATATTGAATTTGTAGCAGATAGACTGTTGACACAATTAAATTATGATAAAATTTGGAATTCGGCAAACCCATTTCCATTTATGGAACGTATCTCTATTGAGACCAAATCAAATTTTTTTGAAAGCCGTGTATCACAATATAGTAAAGCAAATGTAGGTAGTAAACAAGATCATTCTGAAATTCGCAAATTTTCATTGGATGTAGATTTCTAAATACTTAAAGACAAATATAATACAAATAATAGACCTATGGACAAATATCAAAGAATTTTTTTTGAAATAAAAAAAAGAATAAAATATATTATGAATGATAATCATATCATATTATCTAATAAATATTTTTTATGCCTCAGTGAGATATTCACTGTATTACAAAAAACTTTAAACAAAATTGAAGGAATATATTATAAATATATATTATATCCGCAATTATGTAATTTATAATTTTTTTATTATGAATGTATTATTCATATAATAGTGAATATTATTTGCTTATGATATATCCTGTTGTGATAAACATAGCTTAATCTCTCCCAATGACGCAATAGTATATCTGAGTATGATAGGATAATTATTCTTGAGATATATTTCAACTGTATTTGATAAATTGGTACATTTAGTAAAAATAGATAGATATTTAAGACTAAATATTCCTTGAATTATTTCATGTTCTTCGTCGTGATTGTTTTTAGTAATAGTTATTGATTGAGATTTTTCTGAACCCATTATAGTTTCTTGTGTGCAAAAATCTCCTTTACAACTTAAAATTAGTTTATCCCCTATATTACGGAATTCAATATATTCTGCTAAATTGTGCATATCTCTAATAATTTTTTGTAGATAAGATGATGGCATAGTAATTATCGTATGGAAATCTACAGGTGGTATTTGAATGTTTAATACATCTATATCAAGAACTGATAGTTTATAATTTGTCTTGAAATTTTTGTCATTATTATCTATTGTTATTCCTAAAGAATTAGGATCATCTTTCATGATATATAACGATAAAATGTCACTATTTGTTATTGTCTTGATTAATGCGTGCAATCTCAACATATTTATACCAATATAAAGTTTCTTTTCACAATAATATTGTTCAAATTTATCAGCTTCTAACTTCAAATGAATTAAAACAATATGTGTATTATCCATAGCTACAATCTTAATCCCTGTTTCATCTATTTCTAGGTTTACATCCATTAAAATCTCTTTCAATGCATCAATTACTTGTTTAAAAGTTGATGCTTGTATTGTTTTTATATTGAGCAAATATTTATTATCATCCATTTAATAGTTCTTTATGTTGGTTTCCTTAAATGTATTTTAACTTATATACCAATAAGCGCTGTCTTCATTTCTTCAATAATCATCATAATAATACCTATTGTGTAAATTATAATTTGTTTGAAAAAAGGGTCTTCATCTGAATTATAATATAATATTAAAAGGGATAACAACAAAAATATAGCGTTCATAAACCATTCTAAAACAAGAAACATATTTAGATAATATATTGTATTACCAAAATCAATATTATCACTTGAATTCAAGAGAATTTCATAGAATTTTGCAATCTTGTATGCAACCTTGTAATTAAGTTTTGTCTCTGTATATACAGATATATCATTAAAATTGAACTCATCAAAATCATTTTGTTTTAATGGATTTGTTTTTTCTGCAGTGTCAGAAGATGGTATTGTAGTTGATAATTTTCCAATATTAGAAACTATATTATTAAATTCAGACGTGATTTCTGCTCCATTTAATGAAGTTAATAAAAGCCCAATTAGTGTTTTTTTATTCTCAGGATCTTGTAAAATAATATTATTTAACTGATTTATTATATCAATATCATTAGCATTCTGTCTTTTAAAATATATATAAATAGAATATATAAATATTTTAGATGCTTTTATATCATTGTTTGAACTTGATTGAATATTATCTATAATTCTTTTATTATGTACATTTAATTCATATTCTATATCAACATTTTCTAATGTACTTTTTGACAATATATTCACAAAATCTTTTTCATTTTCAATAGCTTTTAATTCTCCATGAACGTATGCGTCCGGTTTAATTGCTTCTATATAATTTCCATAAATTCTTGTATATACATTATCTATAAACATATATTTGAAAAATATACTATGTGCTAGACAATAACCAAAAACAAGAAATAGTATAAATACATACACAGCGCCACGAATATAAATATAGCTAAATAAATTTGAACCAGTTATTTTATATCTTCTAATACCACCTAAAAATATACTAATTATTATGTAACTTATTGTACCTAATAACAATATTACTAATATTAAATATATAATTTTCATGACAGCATTAAAAAGTTTGTTACCACCATATATATTAAGATGTGATTCAGAGTCGCAATTATCCAAAGGTGCCAAAATGTTAACTATATAATCAAAATAATAACTTGTACTACTTTCATTACAATCTTTTTTCTTATTGTTTATTATTACTTTTTCATTCTCTCTACTGTTGCAAAATACATAATTTAATAAATTAAATCGATAAGTATCTTTAAGTTTTATCATTGATAAATTATATTCATCACTTTCCATGATAGCTTCCTTGATTGTATAATAGCAAAATATAATATAATTCATTAATGCATTTATAAATACAAATAATATTGTTATTATTAATATGATATATACTAATACAATAATTGTTGAATATAAAGCGCTGTTTATATTTTTATCAATGTCGAAAAAATTGCCTTCATTACCGCCATCATCTCCATTTTGTTTATCTATTTTCAAAACTTTATTTCTTTTAATTTCTTTCACACTATCATTGTTTTCAACTTGTTTTTTTGAACTTTTTTGAGTAGTATCATCTTGAGTAGTATCATCTTGTGAAGTATCTGTTACATCTTTAGCTAAAGTATATTTATTAACACCATTTATATCATCTATTGTTTTCTTTGAAATTGTTTGTTCTATTTGTTTTGTAATTATATCCATAAAACTTCCTTATTATATTCATACATAATAATTGTATTTACAAAATTACTATAAGTATTATCAATACTACAATTACATTGAAAAAATTTTCTAAATTTATATCTTCATTAATCACATACGCGTACATGTCAACATTTAAAAACATTAACGCAAATATGTAAATCAATACAATAAAAAATAAAACTGCTGATAAAAGAGAATATATTACATCTAATCTATATAACATAACGCTATCAGTTTCTTTTATACCTGATATAAATTCCTTAATTTCTTTTCTTAATAAGTTGTATTTATCCTTTATCTTATTAATGTCTTCTTGTGATATTGTGTAAATATTATTTTTATATAGCTCGTTATCACAAAAATATCTTTTATCATCTGATAAACATTTTTTATTCCGCATATGTGGTAATGGTCCAATAATGGATTTAAATAATTTTGTATTTTTGAATTCACTAAATTGAGGTAAAATATTATTTGTTACATCTTTTTTTGAATACATAAAAATACTTGACTTTGCAAAATTAGTATCCTTCAGTAAATTGTTTTTATTTAATATTGTATCTTTAGACTGTTTATTAATATAATAAATACATAAAATAGACGTTATAAGCATGCTAAAACGCTTATTTATCAAATCCTCATTATTTGTATTATTTCCAGCACGTTCATCATTCTCTTCCTTCGTTCCATTATAAGCCCAATTATTCAACTTTTCATATACCTGTAATAATACAATATTATCCTCTATTATGTCATCCTTATATAAGTGCTCTGATAATGGTTCATTTAAATTTTTATATATAATATCTTGAAGTTTTTTATGATTTTCATTCCTAATTTTAAGTGTATCAAAAAATCCTACATACATATATATATATAATATACCAAGTATGATAATAAATATTATAAGTAAAATACCATAATATAGTATAGGTTGCACATTTTTATTGAATGTATATTTACAACCCACAATTCTAATATTACCTCTGTACACATCTGCTGTATTATAAAGGTTTATAGGTATTATTAACATAGCTAATATTATATAAACACCAAGTAAAGCAAGATTTTTGAAATCAATATAATAACCATAGAATTCATATATATCGTCATAGTTACTATACATACTATCATTTTGAACTAATTGTTGAAATGAAACTGATTTTTTATATATACTGTATACAAAATCAAAAAATGATTTGAAGTTTAACAATACCAATATTATTATCATTAGTATTGTTAAAATAGACCCCCAATAATTTTTTACCATATAGTAAATATTATACTTGCCTATATCCTTCATCTCCCAGTTATTAATGTAATTATCTAAATATTCAATAAAACTATTTAAACTTTCATTATAATTTTTAACATTTGATACATAATTTTGATAGTCTTTTTCATATTTTTTTATCATATTGAAATGAAACCCGTTAGTTTTATTAAAATTTATAAAGAATTGCTGTAAAGGATATTTTTTTACAATTAATGTTTTGTCTTGATCTTTATCTGTTAAATCAATCTTACCTTTATTATTTGCTTTTATATGTTCTCTAAATTTTTTTACATAGGCATCACGATCTTTTTCATTTAAATCTAAATTTTTAGTACTATATTCTATTATATAAATTGATTTATATTGAATATCTTTTAGCTTTTCATCCAGGGTAAATGAAGGATCTTCGTTTAGCAATTCATTGGCGTCTTCTGTATTCAAGTAATCTAGTTGTGCATTTGCTTCTGAATTGCGAGATTTTATCTTTTCTTTTTTGGCATCTATTTCATTTTGTGCTAATTCTTTTAGTTTTGCTGCTGTAGCAGCCTTTTCATCATAGCTGGATTGATCACGTTTATTATCTCTTATTTGTATTTTTGATTTAAATTTTTTTTCCTTTTCTTTTTCTGAATTTAATTCCTTTTCTAATGTGTCAACAAGATCTTTTGCTTTCTGAAGATTTGTAGCAGCTGTTTTTATACTTGTGAAAAATCCAGGCGAATCAGATTTTTCCTGTGCTTTTTTTAGATTTTTTTTCGCATTCGCAAGATCATTCTCTAATTTTTGTAATACCTTTTCAGATTGTGTGGAACCTACAACGTCGTCAACTGCTTGTTTGCTAATTAATTTTATATCAGCTTTAGAGGTCTCATTATTAATATGAACAGAAACTTTATCTAATTTAACTTTAATATCATTTAATTTTTTTATTTTGTCAATATGATTTAAATTACTTGTATTATCATTAATAATTTTATCTAATTTGTCATTAACATTAGTTATTGTAGTATTTATATCTTCTTTTTTGTTTTTTATTGCTGAGATTATATCTTCAAGATCTTTAGAAGTCTTTGCAGAATTTATAATTTTTACAAAATTTGTATTGATGGATTTGACATTATCTATAATTTTATTTATGGATTTTAATATAATGTTTACATCATTGTCAATATTATATTCAATAGTTGCTTCTCTATTAATTGATTGTATAGCATTCTCAATTTTTTTTGCTGAAGATGTTGATACACTATCAAATAAATCTAAAAACCCTCCTCCTTTAATTTTTTTAGATATTTCTTCACTTCTTTTTAAATCAAATTCTGTAGCTTCTTTTATAGCTTCGGCTTTCTTTATTTTTTTTTTACGATTTATTTCTTCTATTGAAATTTTCTGAGAAGCAGATACTGCTTTTATCATTTCATTATTTTCATCATATAGTTCATTTTCTTTTAGGTTTTTATCTGTAGATGAAAATGTAACGATATTTTTTAGTTTTTGCATAGCACTATGATTTGATTTAATTTTATAGTTTAAGACATAAAGATATTTTCTGTTACTATTTGATGAAATAGATGTGTCATTAATTAGGTCATTTAATAATTGTAGAAGACCTTTTTTTAGATCAACTTCGTTATCATATTTTTTATTGTCAAATACATTCTTAAAATACTGTTCTATTTTATACTGTTTTGTATTGATATCGCGTATATACGTGTATATATTTTTGATATTATTATCTTCTATAGGTTCACCCTCTTTTTTATCTTTAACATTTTCTTTAGTAGTATCTTCTATAGGTTTATTGACACTAGTATCCATATTGTATATATATCTCTAATAAAAATAAATACTATTTATTAAACAGCTTTCAATACCCATAACATTAAGAATATAATTATTGGGTAACTTAATCTCAATAAAAATTCTTGAAAATCAGTCAATATATTCTCACTTACATATTTAGACAAATAATGTGTACCAATTCTATCAATAGCTATTCCAAGTACAATCACAAGTGAGAATAATGCCAACTTAATGACTTCAGATTTTTTTATATTCATTCTATCCCAGAACGTATATCCATTATTTTTTTTATAATTATTTTGTGTGTAAGATAGTTGCGCTTGTTGCATCTGTGCTTGTTGCATCTGTGCTTGTTGCATTTGTGATTGTTGCATTTGTGCTTGTTGCATTTGTGCTTGTTGCATTTGTGCTTGTTGCATCTGAGCTTGTTGCATTTGTGCTTGTTGCATTTGTGCTTGTTGCATTTGTTCTTCATAATTTGTTTCTTGTGATGCCATTTGGTGTATTTGTTGCCCTGATATTTTAGGTTTTTCATCTGATTTATTGAGCATTAAATCGCTATTCAAATCTCCCCCACCATACAAAAGATTTAATTCAGTCATAATGTATACCTATATATATATAATATTATTGTTATAATTTATTATCTTTTCGTTATAACAGAATAAATTATGAAGAATATAGATTATAATAGCTTGTTAATGTATATATCATTAGTATTTGCAATTGCCATACTATTTTCTATTTTATTTGGTTGTTCATATAAAAAAAATAATAATTATCGAGAATATTTTGAAACTCAAGAAACTCAAGAAACTTCTGATACTTCTAAGTCTAAGTCTAAGAATAATTCATCAGCTAAATTATCTGAAAAAGAAGAAAAATTCAAAGAACAAATAAAGGGTGGAATGGATGAACAAACTCTTCAAAACTTTGTAGTTGAAAATAATGTTTCAAATGAAAATCTTCAAAATATAATTGAGTCATTTAAAAAAGAACTCTTTTCAAATTCGTAAACTATATTGAATATGTATATTGTTGTAATTTTACAGCATCATCACTATATTCTCTCTCTGTTTTTTTATAATTTTCAATATCATCTCTTGAAAATTCATCTTCTTCATCACTATCACCTTCTATGTCTTCTTGTTTATACATATAGTCTAGATAGTTCATTTTGTACTCTGGATTCAATATTGACGATGTTGGATATTCATTTTGTGTAGGTTCATAATAATATACTGCAAATACAATATTGTGATTTACTCCTTTAAAATCATATAGGGTTCCATTATTGGTCTCAAAGCGAAATGTTAATCTTGCCAATTTACCAATCGGATGAAATTCACGAATAGGAAGCTTTGTTATAACTACTCTTTCATCATTATATCCAAAACTGCTAATACGAAACTTAGCCAACCCTAGATTATACTTAGAATATGACAAAGATCTATAAAGATGCTCCTCTATTTCCGGACAGCGTAAAACTATATATTTATGACCCATAAAATATATAATTCCTGGCGATACTATAATGTGTTGTTTTGATATACTGTTAAAAGTACTATGATACATTTTTTTAAATTCAGTTTTATTTTTGTAACTATCTATATATGTATATAATCGCTTATCAGTACTTTTTAAGTTTTCAGAAGGGTCTATATAGAGATCAAACCCTAGATTTTCAAAAATAGTTGAACGTTTCATATCTAATATAAATTCTGAAGTTGCTGAATAAAATTGTATTAAATTTGTTAATTCTGGAGTTGATGAATACGACTTAATATTTAAGTCAATACCAAGATTATCAAATATATTATTTAATGCAGAAATAAAATTTGTCACTGTATAATCACCTGGTTCTATTTCTATTTTTTGAAATAATTCTGTATATGATACATTTTTCCCATTCGCATCTATTACTGTTTCTTTCATTCCATATTTTACATATTCATCATTTTCACCAGAACCTATATATACATATAGTACATTGTTGTTAACATCAATATTATACATTGTCCTAGGAATACTTGCATCAATGACTTCGAGACCAATTACGTTTTTAAAAGGAACAGTAAAATTTATAACATAGTTATTTGGATGAGGATACATTGATCTATCTCTGTCCTTGCTATCAATTAAAAAGGTATAACTTTGTTTCTTACTGTTTTTTTTTAGATAACTAATGTCCTCTATCGACATAAATATATTCTATTAATAGAGTAATATATATTAGTTCTTAAATGAATGTTTTATTTTGCCTTATTATCTTTATAACTATAATTATTATTTATATAAATGTTTTAAATAATATCGAAACATTTGTTGTGCAAAATACAGACAATGAAGGTGATATTAAGTACAATTTATTTACCAATAACATTAAAAAAGATTTTAATCTAGATGTTAAAAACAAACAATACTTAATATATATATTGAATAATAATTCCAAAACCAGTATAGGTGATGTTCTCGAAAATAAAAAACTAAATAAGATATTATCAAATTTTAAAGAACGTGATATATATTATTGTATTTGTAATGCATATATTAATACAAAGTCTAAGGAATTCACTTCTGAAACTGCATCATATTATACTAAGTATATGAATGAATATAAATCACTTCACGAGCAATATATATATGAAAAAATGGCCGCTTTTGTAAGGAATGTGAAGAAGAAAAAAAATATAACTATTAAAGAATTAAAGTCATCGCATGCAAACGTTTACAATCAATTTGTAAATTTATTTATAAACACACATATATATTCTGCATTTTCAAATACAGGTATGTCATCTTCACATCCGTTTTTTTCAATTGATTTAACATACAAATCATATATCGAATATATTAATATTGACGAAGCAATATCTTCTGAATATAATGAGGTTTTAAAAATAGTTAATAAAACTATCAATAAAAAAAATATAGTATTTAATGATACATTAGAGTTTAAAAAAAATATTTTTGATATACTCAATATAAAACCAATTATTATAGAAGGAATTGATAATATTATAAACCAAATATTACAAACAGATGATAAATGTTGGATACAAAATAACGGTGATATGGACGTTAATATGAGAACTTGTAATGTCTATTTTACTCCTTACAAAAATATGTGTGATAATTTTGAAGAAATCTTTAAACTTTCTAATCTACAACTAGATTTTCTAATAAATCAAAGTGCATTATTACATCAAACAAGTATTATTGGTAAAAAAAGTGCAAATATACATGTATTTGATGATAAATTTATTAACATTATTAATAACTATCCAATAAACGCAATAATAGATGATAAAAGATCACCTAATATAAAAAATAATAAAATATTAATAGAATTTATAAATGTTCTTAAGACAATTTATGGAGTAAATGTAATAAATAGTAATTATGAAACAACCATTAAATTTGTCAATAAATTGATTTCAAATATATTCAATATTTTTGTTGTATATAATAAAAGAAATTATTATTGTTTGGATTTATATCGCATACGAATACAAAAACAAAAATATAAAAATATGCAAATATGTAAATTAAAGTTCCCTGAATTGCAAGAAATTTCAAGTGATACTAAATACAAGAATATTGTTGAAAATAAAATAATGAACTACAATCATATTAATCCCACTGAATTATGGGGATCGTGTTTTTATAGTTTAAATAATCAAGATCTTACAGATAATGCTAAAAAAAATATAATAAATGATATGCAAACTAAATACAATCTAAAACCGGTATGTAATAATAATGTCATTGAAAATATAAAATGTAAATCTGGATGTACGCTCAATAATAAAAATAAATTTTTGGCTTTTGATACTTCATCATTCGGATACAATAATAAAATAAAACTAAATAGTGACATAAAAATTCCAAAAGAAAATATTTTTATGAAAATAAAAATTAATATGCCAAATATTCATAGCGGTATCTTTAATGTTAGCTTTGTTTCGTTTAATAATGAAACAAAACAATTTGTAAATACTAAAGATGATACATATCTAAATGATATCATAAGAGATAATTTATTTACAATAAAATCAGCACCTTCTGGATTTTCTATTGGTCCTAATACAAGTGAAAGAACAATTTATATATGTTCATTTTATAATAACGTATTATATGAATTTACAACTAAAAAAATTAAGTTTTCATTACTTGATCTTGCAATAAATGATAAATTTTTGGGACATCATGATGTGTACAAAAAAATAAGCAATAATATATGGTTGTTGTCTAAAATTTCAAATTGTTACAACGTTAATAGCTATAATAACAATTACGGCAAAACAAAAGGATGTTTAAATAGTGTTAAGGATTTACTTAATCAAAATATGTTGGAATCTTTAAATATAATCCTTTCAAATAAACAGCTAAACAAAAGCAGATATGAAGAAATTATTAATAATATAAATACAAACATACGAAATAAACAAACAGAGTTTTACCAAAAATGTGAAAATCCTATTATGAAACAATTATTTAATCTTTATCGAAATTTAATTCAAAGTTACAATACACATATATCAAATCAAAATAGAAATCTAGAACAACTTAAAAATGATAAAGATTATTGGGAAAATAGATATAACCCAAAATGGCCATGGGAATTTATACGCAAGTTCATAATGATTAATGAAAAAAGAACAGGGATATATATTACGCAGCTTAATATTTATATGACTGAAATAAAAAGAAGACAATTACAATCTGATTATGATACTATATCTGCTAGATGTAGATATATTACTAACGAAATAAATAATCTAAATGCAAATAAACAGAATAATATTAACCATATAAATAAATATATAGAACCTGAAATTCAGGATGCTAAGAAAAATATTGGTAAATATCACATGCAAAACTCAAATTTTTTTATGCAAAATATAGAAACTTATCATATTAACTATATAAATTTTGTCAAAGAAATATATCAATACAATAATAATATTATTCCTTCTATTTTTATAGAAAAGTTTTTAAAAAGATTAAATGATCAGATTTTCTTATCATCTACTGACGATTGTATATATATACAACTAAACTGATAGATATTCTTTTCTATTTATTCATATAGAGAACTAAATAATATGATTGATGCTAAATGTAGTTTAAATTCATTAAATAAAATTCTTATTACCGTAAGTATGGTTGTTCTTACAATTATTTTAGTATTTACTATATTATATTATATATATATCAAGCAATATAATATCCACGAAAAATATGAGAATAGAATTCCTAGTTCTATTTTTCAACAAGAAGAAAGTTTATATAATGCATCAAGTTGTACTTTTCCTAAAATGAAATATCCCGACGAAATGACATTTAGAGATTGTCAAGTGTATTTTACACAAAATTCAAACCAATGCGATATAGATAAGGCTGCTAATTCAAATAATACATGTAAATATACTTTTGATGGTTGGAAGGAATTTGATTCAACTATTGATGAATACAATAATATGATAAGCTATCCTAAAAAAATATACGAAAAAAATAATACAGTTGATATTATTAATAGTCCTTTAATAAATAAATGTTTTAAGCCATTTATACTAAATCAATATCCTCAAGATTTTGAGTATAATCCAAATGAATTAATTAACCATGATTGTAAAGGTACATCACGTAATATACAACATGATACTAATAAATTCAATAACACGTTATATACATCATTTAATTTTTTAAATAATAGCACTAACCATGAAACAAATTATAATAATCTTATAAGCAGTATTTGTTCTGTAAAATATAAAAAATTAAATGAGCTTACAAATAAAAAATTCTATAAATTTGATTTGTATAACAATAACCATATAAAAGAATTTAAAAAATGTATTATTAATGATAATCAAGATGGGTTTATACTGGATAATAATTTTGCAACTTCAAATTTTACTTCAATAAGCGCATATGGTTTAGAATATTTATCTGGTAATAGGTTTACAATTTTTAAAAATACAACAATTCCTTTAAAAAATGTTAATATATATACATTCAAATATAATTATTTATGTGACAATTCGCAAATCATGTCATTTACTAAATTTTCAACATCTATTAATATTAATAACTTATTAAATACATCAACTAATAATATTAATCAAGAATACACTATAGATGGTATTTTAAATATAGAAAATATTAATTGGAATGATTATAAAACACAAAGCGGTAATAGAATAGACTATAAACCTGCAATTATAGATAAATTGAATAATAATATTAATAATATACGCACAAATATTGACAATATGTATAGTCAAAGATTAACATCAAGTAATATTGAAAAGTCTAGATTGGATGGAAAAATAAATGAAAATGAAAATAGACTGATAACATATAAGCCAGAATTTTCTGAAATTTTTAATATTTTTCCAGTTGTCAAAAAAGGTGTTGTTGTAAATACAGTAATTCCGACATTTATTCAAAATAATAATAATGAAACATTGAAGAAAAAAATTGGTTTAAACAAAGGGTTACAGATGTGGAAATTCGATGGTTATTTTCATAATAATGTAACAAAAATTAGACAGATGTTAGCTAGAGGAGAATATAATTATCACATTCATGGTGTTACAAATTTTAATGGTTTGAGAAATGCAACATCAAGTACAATAGGCGGACCTAGTTTACAGTATATGCCAAATGTAAATTCTGTTTATACATTAGTATGGTCAGGTTATTTTTATGCACGCAAAACTGGAATATATACTTTTTATACTGAATCAGACGATGCATCTTATATTTTCATTAACAGTAAATCACTACCTTTAACTAATAATGGTGATACGCACGGGATGCGAGAGAGATTTTCGGCGGGTATTGAACTAAAAATAGATACATTAAATGAAATATTCATAATTTTTGGAGAAAATTATTGGGGTGATGATTTTAAATTTTCATGGTCATGCGATTCTATTAATAGACATTATAGTGCATATTATAATAATGAATGTTATTTATTGCATACATATAATGGATGTATACATTGCAAATCACCTAATAACAAAGTTCCATATAACGTTAATGTAATTCCAGAAATAAAAATAAATCAAGATGGATTATTTTACTATTATGAATTATCTGATCCTAATATCGATTATGAATTAATTGTTAATAATGATACAGAATGTGAGATACTGGTCGTAGGTGGTGGTGGTAGTGGTGGTATTAGACATGGTGGAGGTGGTGGTGCAGGGGCTCTTATTTATAAGGGTCAAGATAATAAACAAAGATTGCTTGCCGGAACCTATTCTCTAAAAGTTGGTTTAGGTGGAAAAAGTGTACCTGGAAATACCTATATAAATGGTAATGATGGAGGTGAAACATATATAAAGATGAATAATAATGACATATTATTGGCCAAAGGAGGAGGGGGGGGTGGTACTAATCAGTATCCAGGAAGAACAGGAGGATCGTCTGGTGGTAGTGGTGGGAATAACAGTTCTAAAATTGAACCTCTAAATAATAATTATGGTTTTAGTGGAGGGGGTGGTGGTAAGTGCGCGTGGGTTGGAGGAGGGGGGGGCGGGAGAGGTAGTGTAGGTTCAAATGGATGTAATAGATATGCTAATGGTGGCAATGGGGGAAATGCTGTTTCCATTAATATTACAGGTGAAGATAGAGTATTTGCTGGTGGCGGCGGTGGTGGTGTTGAGTGGAATTCATATGATAAAGGTTATGGTGGTAGTTATCAACATATAAAAGTGGGCGGGGATGGGTCAAAAGGAAATAATCCAGCAATGAATGGTATAGACGGTACAGGGTCAGGAGGGGGTGGTTCTGGTTTTATACACGGAAATAACGGTGCATCTGGCGCCGGAGGTTCTGGTATTATTATATTAAAATTTAATAATACTATTAATAACATATTAACAAGTGTAAGTGCTACTAGTGCTACTAGTGCTACTAGTGCTACTAGTGATATATATTCAATTACAAATAATGATAATAATAGGGGATATGTTATAATTCCTCTAACACAAACAGATGAATTTTCTACAGAATTACTAAGTAAAACAAATTTTACATATAATTTATATGCATATATATATTTACAAAAAGGGTATTATAAACTATATGGATATTTATATGATAGCAATATTAGTAATTACAAATCTGTATTAAAAATTAAAAATACAGTTAATAATAAGGAAAAATCACATAAATTATATTCTGTAAATTATCAAGGTTCTAATATAATAACAGAATCACCCATAGACTATGTTTATATTAGTTCGGGTGGGTTTTACAAAATATTTTTCAATTCTGCAGGTTTTAATAATTCTAATAATAAGTTAAATGTAAAGTTTAAATTACATATAACTTATCAAAATAATAACCAAGGTATAACAAGTGTTAACATATCTACTTTTACAGAGATTACAAAATATGAAAATGGAAAATCATTACCTATTAAAAATAATATTAAGATAGGAACAACAAACTCGGAGAATAACCAAAATTTTACCAAATATCTTTACTATGGTTTTAAACGAAACTTAAATATGATGAATATATTTAGGGATATAAATAGTTTTACTAGTAATGTTGATGCAAATTTTGCAGAACTAAAAAATTACTTAGAAAATGAAATCGACTATTTTGATATAAAAAGATTCAAAGTGTCCCGAAATAGTACTATAAATGATATAAATGAAATTGAAAGAATAAAAAATATTATGAAAGGGTATACTATAGACAATACAAACACTATTACTATTGTACCACAGATAAGGACAATACAAAATTTAATTACCACTATACAAAATATTAATTATGCTACAGTAATAGGAGAGACATCATCTCCAACACTGAAAGATAATGTTGATATATTTTCAATTTTAAGTCCAATAATTGTTAGTGAAGAAAAAAATAAGTTAATAACTATAGAAACATTCGATAAGAGTTTATTAAATCCAAATGGTAATTTACCATCTAATGCAAATAGATCAATATATATTGAAGAATTTGTCTAAAATGCAGTAAGTTTCAAATAATTATCATTTGATTTTATTACCATTAATCGTTTATACATATATTTGGAATATTTTATAAAAAAATCTGTTATTATTTTATCATCTGCCATTAAAAATATCTTTAAAAATTGATCAAAATAAATATATATTATTGTTTTTAATACAGTATAACAAAAAGCGTTTGTTTTTTCATACCATAAATTATTTTGCTGGTAATCAATAATTTTTTTAGCAGTTCTTAATGAATGATCTCGATCTTTTTTAAGAAGAGACGTGAAATTTTTTTTATTTTCAATAGAATTAAATATAGTGTTTATTAAGCATGCATACGCTTCTATAATGGCTTCTGTTGGTAAAATAATACATTTTGGTGCAATATTAAAAGCATTTTTTATTTTTGAAATACTATGTTTAGTCCATCCTTCAAATTGTAGTTGAATACTATGGTGTAATAGCTCATGTATTAATACTTTTTCGTATTCTTCACTTCTAATTATAAATATATTATTGTTATTAATATGTGTAAATCCACCATTTATATTATATACACTAATTAATTTGTTTTTATCTGGCATAAAACGTTTACCAGGATACATTAATAAAAAATAGTTCATAGGTTTGGTAATATAATACATATGCTTCAATATTGATATTCTGGTTATTATTCTGAATAAATGTAAGGTTTCGGATTGATTTAATTTATATTTTTTTATTATATAATAATTATCGTTATTATTATGAATATGATAATAAAAATTACATTCGTCATAAAACTTAATAGTAAAACTGAAATCTAATACATTGGTTTCTTGTAAAACTTTTTTCATAATACTAAATCTTTTATCATTTATATCAGTTTGTTTGATACTATATACTTTGTTATCATATTTATGCAAAGTATAAAACTTCTTTATTAATGTATATATTTCCTTTATATTTTTAGCATTATTTAAGGTCATAAAATTAGAAAAATTGCTTACTTTCCTTAATAATTGTAGATATATATTTATCATCTTTTAGTTTAGAACTAATTATAAGTAATTTATTTGACCTAAATTTGTCATCGATAGATATATTGATATCTGTATCATATCTTGACTTATTTTCCCAAAATAGTGATCGTTCAATGAAAGCATTACATACCTTGGTTTTTATATCATATTTTAGTTTATTTGATTTGTCATCTACTGACCATTCATTATTTTCATTAAAATATTCCCAAACATTATTACCAATATATCTATAATTACATTTAAGTAATTCAATACATGCTAAGGAAACATCATAATGAGACCCGTTGATAATACAACAATCTATATACTTTTCTAAAAGATTACTCATAATCTATACTTAATATTTATATACAATATATTTTTATACCAACATAATAAGATGGAATGCAAAAAAGACCTTGTAGCAAACGTGTGTAATCTTGCATTATATTCAAAATTGAAAGATTTATTATTATGGAAACGATGTTTATTTATGACATTTGATCAGTACAAAAAAGATGAACATGTAAATAAAAAAATGTACTGTCACTATGCTATAACAAAAAATATCAAAGAACATATTGTTAGTCATCTAAAAACCCTTGCGTTGAACTTACCATTCAAAAAAGTACCAAAACCGATATACGTATCGATAGCAAAACATTTAGAGTATGACTCTGGTAGTTCAATATTACCAGCAAGTTGTAAGAATGCTTATAATGATTTAATGAATAACAAGATTAACTACGATGAGTTAAAAAAAGCACACGAAGACAAATTGACAAAATATAATGGATATGATATATCGTGTTTTGTAAACAAGGACAATAAAATAATAGATAGAGGGTCTAAAGAAATTCTCAATAATATTTTTGTATATGATAGATTAGGTAGTCCAGAAAGTATAGAATATCTCAAAAAATCTTCTCTAGCTGCATATAAATTTCAAGGTAATTATGAAGTATATATTTATATTCCAAATTTAAGCAATGATTTAAGATATTTTACATCATTTTTCGAATTTTCAAGCCAGAATAAATGGATGGACTTAATAAGTAATTCAGATTCTAAGTTTTTAAGTATTATTCCTTTTAAAAAAGACTATTCGCCGAGTATAATTAAGTTAATAGGAGAGGAAGCATATAATAAGAATATGGCATATCAAAGTATGGTAGAAAATTTAAATTCTAAAGACGAAAGAGACTTTCCATTTTCAAAAGATATGGCGTATATATGTTTTAATATGGGATGTTCATCGCAGCATGGAGAAGATCTAGTTGAAATTGTACCAACAGTTGGTAAAACATATGATGAGCAACTTAGTAATGCACAAGCTAAAGGTCCATATTTTCCTACAAAATGTCTAAAGACACACTATTATCGGAAACATATGATGGATTTAACAAAGGATGATAAACAGGAAGAATACAGAAAAGGGTTGAAAGAAAAACTAGAGAAAGATATAGATTCTTTCAAACAAAATTATGAAAAAATACAAAGAGGGGAAACACCAGATGGTGAATATTCAAGTGACAATATTATAGATGTTATTAAAGGATCTGCTGCAAGATTTCGAAATGAAAAATATAAGGAAGGAGAAGGTGAGGATCAATATTCCAAAGAATATAATAGAAAAATACTAGCAGAGTTAGCATTTAGATATAATTCATATCCTGGTGTACAAGAAGTTGTATTTCCTGTTTTTAGATTAAACGATGATTACAGGGAATTGATAGAATATACACATTATATGCCATGGGGAAATATCTTGTTAAAACAAGAGTATGTTTTGAATGAAGGAGATGTCTTAAAAATTGACGAAATTTCTTTAAAATCATTTAATAAGAAATATGAAATAAAGTATGATATAAATCATCGTCTTTCTCTTTTTTATAGTAAAACGAAGGTACGTACAATTGCTGAAAAAGATATGAAAGAATACAATAAAAGAACATTAGTTTTTGAAGGAGGGAGTATAAACTTATATGGATATGATAATTATGGAAATAATGATAATAGATTTTCATTATTGGTTTCAAAACCCAATATTATAAATCCATTAAGTCTTTTAATAGATAATGACGGTACGATTAATATATATGAAAATGGATTTAATAAAATAAATAGAATATAATTTTTGAGTAAAAAGTTATATTCTGTTTGCTTTTTTTTATAATATATATATAGATGGATATACATTTAATTAGTTATTATATAGGTATATTAATTATATTAGCTACTCACATATACATGTTATTTGATAATGCTTCAAATACTATGATTATTCATTCAGTAATAAATATCGTTGCTGTATTATTCATAGCTTATTATTTCATGAACAAGGAGGGTTTTATCCAATTTTAAGTATATATAATAATTAAGTTATTTTTGTAGGTAATTATAATGAAACAGAAAATTATAAATTATCAGATGTTAAATATTGTCTATCTAATAATTTTAGTTTAGATTATGTTTGTAATATTTTTTATTGTAAAAAACAATTATTAACGAGATGAATTGAAAGATATAAAGATTATACACCCTTGAAGATTTAATTTTTTTGATATCAGTACTTTTATGTTTAGACATTCTAAATAAAGTATATAAAATGTCTCAGGTGTAAAGTCTTTAAGTCTTTCCAGATGTTTATCTCGCTTGTATTTCATATTAAAAATGAATATATTTTTGTGTAATATTCAATGTGTAATATTCAAGGGTATAAATTTTAGATAATATATGTATAATATAATATTAGATAAGAATGACTAAAGAATGGGATATATTAGACTTATACTTTCAAAATCATAAATATCCTTTTACAAGTCATCATTTAGACAGTTATAGAGAATTTATAAAAACACATATACCATATATTGTAAAATCATATAACCCTATTACCATGATTAAATATGATGATTTTAATAATGAAATTATGAAAGTTGATTTATATATTGGTGGTGAAGATGGTGATGAAATATTTATAGATAGACCAATAACATATGAAAATGGAACACCTAAATTAATTACACCAAATGATGCCAGATTAAGAAATCTCACATATGAAACTCATATATTTGCAAAAATATTCATAAAAATAACATATGACACTTCAAAGGTTATAACTAAGACTTTTAATAACGTAGCAATAGGAAGTATACCAATTATGCTTCATAGCGATGCATGTGTATTGAATAATCATGGTGCTGAAATTCTGAGGCAATTAGGTGAATGCCCATATGATATGGGTGGATATTTTATTATTGATGGAAAAGAGAAGGTTATTATAGCACAAGAAAGGATTGTAACAAATAGACTATTTATAACAGATTTAAAAGATGATAAAAATTTTAGCCATAAAGGTATTATAAGGTGTGTAGCCGATAGAGGTGCATTAACACCTCGTAGTGTCGAATTCTATTTTGTGAAAAATCCAATATTGGGCGACGATGGTTCAAATGAAGAAAATGTAGGGGAAGACTATAAAAAATCAAAAGGTGCTATTTATATATCATTACCATCTTTTAATGGTAAAATACCTGTATTTGTATTATTCAGAGCATTAGGAATACAAAGTGATAAGGAAATTTATCATACCATATTTGGTAATGATATGAGTGAAAAAGAAAAGATTTTTTTCGATAATTTAATAAGACCTTCAATGATAGATGCTGGGTATTTTTTTGAAAGCAATTTTGTCAATGTTTTTACACAAGAGGATGCGTTGAATTATCTTAAATTTAGAGTGCAATACAGCACATTAGAACATGTAAGAACAGTATTAACAACGGATATCTTTCCGAATATAAATGAATTTGAAAGTAAAGGGAAATATCTAGGGTATTTAATATTACAATTTATAAAAACGGTTAAGGGTATTCTACCACTTAGTGATAGAGATAGCTATATATTCAAAAGGATTGATATAAGTGGTTATATGTTATCAGAACTATTTCAAGAAGCATATGAAAAGTTGCGTGATTCTATAAGAAATATCATGGACAATATGTATTATTATGGTTCATGGAAACAATTACAAGATTATAATAATTTTATTACTGAAAATAATATATATAAACTAATTCCTTCGATGGTTATAACTGATACATTTTCTAAATCCTTAAAAGGTAGATGGGGATTAGCATCAGATGAAGATCCAGAATTAGGCAAGGTTCAAGATTTATCAAGAATAAGTTATATTGGGTTTTTGTCACATTTGCGTCGTGTAAATATGCCTTTAGATAGAAGTATTAAAATAACAAGTCCTCACAGACTTCATTCACAACAATGGGGAATGATGTGCCCTTTTGAGAGCCCAGACGGAGGATCTATAGGATATCTTAAAAATTTATCACTTTTAACAAAAATAACAGCAGGTACAAACGTTGATGATATATATAAATGTCTTATAGATATCGGGGTGATACCATTGGCAAATTATGGTTTATATATGAATAAAAAAATAACGAATGTATGTATTAATGGGACATTATTTGGTATAACAGGAGACCCTATTTTAACAACAAGGCTACTAAAAGCTTATAGAAGAAATGGTTTAATAAATGTGTTGATATCTATTTCTTGGAATATACCAAATAACGAAATACGTATTTTTACTGAAGCAGGAAGACCTTGTAGACCTCTTTTGATATTAAAAAGGAATAAAAATGGTAAGAATGAAATACTTGCTTCTAAAACCAATTATACAAATTGGTTTGATATGTTAAATGGGGATACCATTAAATTAAAAGATGATGATAAATCCGACGATTATTACTATAAAAACAGCTATATAAATCCTTTAACATTAAATATAGATGGGCAATTAGGTGGAAATTATAATGATAACGAATTTGAAGAGTTTGAAGATGATGATAAATACAATAAGATATTAAGAAATAAATTCAAAAAGGTTTTAAATGTGTTGGAAAAAAATATATCTTGCATAGAATATTTAGATAATGAGGAGACTGATACATGTTATATAGCGATGAATTCAGCAGAAATAGGTCCATATCACACTCATTTAGAAATACATCCGTCTACTATAATGAGTGTTGTAAGTGGAAATATACCTCTTGCCAACCATAATCAGTCTGCACGAAATGTATTTCATGCTGCTCAAAGTAAACAAGCTATAGGAATGTATGCAACTAATTTTAACAAAAGATTTGATACAATGAGTTATGTATTACATTATCCCCAGAGACCTATTGTAAATACACGCATATCACAATATACATCAAGCGACCATATGCCGAACGGTTTCAATACTGTTGTTGCAATAATGACATATTCTGGGTTCAATCAGGAAGATAGTATAATGATCAATAAAGCAAGTATAGAAAGAGGTATGAACCATTTATCTTATTATAAATCCATAACTGCAACATCAAAAATAGTATCACATAATGAAAGAATTATATTTGCAAATCCTATTAAATATAGAGATAGAGGGATCAATGTTAATAATATAAAACATGCTGATTATTCTTTAATAAACGACGATGGATATATCAAAGAAGGTTCGTACGTATCTAAAGGTGCTAAGGCAATTGTTGTTGGGATGTTGAGTGTTAAGGATGTATATAAAGAGGTTAAAAAGGGGGTATTTATGGAGCAAGTAAAAGAAACTATATATACAGATATATCAATAACAACAGATAATTCACTCCATGGTATTGTAGATAAGGTATATATTTCTAATAAGCTTGCAGGAGAAGATTCTATAATATGTAAGGTGCGTTTCTTAAAAATTAAGAAACCTGAGTTTGGTGATAAGCACGCGTCTAGACACGGTCAAAAAGGTGTAATAGGTATGATAATACCTGAAGAAAATATGCCTTATACTAAAGATGGTGTAAGACCTGATATAATTATTAATCCACATGCAATACCTTCGCGCATGACAATAGGTCACTTAGTAGAATGTGTATTTGCGAAATTATGTTGTCTACAAGGAATGTTAGGAGATGGAACTGTTTTTATACCATTTGATGATAATATAGTATATAATGAATTGAACAAATTAGGGTTTGATAGTTACGGCAATGAAATTTTATACAATGGTTTCACTGGTAAACAGATTGAAACTGAAATTTTCATAGGACCGACCTTTTATTTCAGATTAAAGCATATGGTTGCTGAAAAGATGAATGTAAGAAATATAGGACCTAAGGTGTTATTAACAAGACAACCTACAGAAGGTCGTCGCAAAGGAGGTGGTTTAAGAATAGGTGAGATGGAAAGAGATTCAGTTTTAAGTCATGGTATTTCATTATTCTTGAAGGAAAGTATGATGGAGCGTTCAGATAAATTCAAGTGGTGTATATGCAAAAGATGTGGAACACTTGTTGCATTTAATATAAAAAAAGACATTGGAATATGCAATAATTGCAAACAAGATGATGTTACAATTGTAGAAACACCATATGCATTTAAATTGTTAATTCAAGAGCTTGAAACCATGGGTATTCAACCAAGACTAAATACTGTAGCATTAGATATGCCTCCGGAGCAATTAGAAATTATTAGATCTGAACAATATGAAAATATAGATGAAGATGTTGAATATTTTGACACTGATCAAGTAGAAAGAGTATGGGAAGAAGTATACGACGATGAATTTATTAATATGAATGGAGGTAGCAATGAAGACGATGATGAAGACGATGATGAAGACGATGATGAAGACGATGATGAAGACGATGATGAAGACGATGATGAAGACGATGATGAAGACGATGATGAAGACGATGAAGACGATGATGACGATGATGACGATGATGACGATGATGACGATGAAGATGATGATGATGAAGTTAAAGGTGGAGGTAGTGATGATGATGATGACGATGAGGAAGATGAAGATGAAGGTGGAGGTAGTGCAGATGATGACGATGAAGATGATGATGATGATGATGAAGGTGGAGGTGGGGGTAGTGATGATGATATAAGTAGCAATGGAGATAGCGAAAATAAAGAACAGCAAACCACAAAATTCATTGAATTGAATTGAAATAAATATATAGATAAAAATATTATTTACTAGAAATTAGATAAGATATATTAAATAATGGATTCAATAGTCATATTAATCTTAATTATAGGTTTATTTGCTATATTGTGTTTGGTAGGATACTTTGTATATGATTACCAAGAATATAAGAAAAAACTTAGCGATAATTTAAAAGAAACTAATAAAGATATCAATTATAATTTTGATAAATCAACAAGTAATTTAGTATATATAAAAGATGTTATTCAACATCATAGTAATATAATAGATCAAAATATTTCAAATATTAATAAATTAGATTATACAATTAAAGATCAAAACAATATAATATCAACGCGATTATCTAATACTTCAAACGAGTTTAATAAAGTATTTAATAGTTTTAATAACAATTTAAATAAATATTTTGAATTTGACGATGGAGGTAATGATATATCGAAAATCAATCAACCAAATAATAAGATATTCAATTATATATTTGGTGCAAATTTACAACAAAATTTAGAATTAATAGCAAATACTACAGCACATAGTGGTATTACTATTCTTTCTGAGATAGGTGCAAAAACAAATTTTATGATTTGTAATTCAAACATGCCATCTAAATGTGTAAAAATGGCTACAGATATCGATGGCAATTTTAATATTATACCAGCTGGTGCAAATAATATTACATTTCAAAATTTAAATGGTCATACGTTTGCACAATTTAATATGCAAAATAATGATATTTATCTTGGCGGATCCAATATTGATACAGCACCCTTTTATATAAAAGACAAGGATGTATATGTTAAAAATCTAAGATTAATATCTGCAAATGATAATAAGATTAGTAGATTGTATAATTATGAAGAAATATTTTTCGCACCAATATATACAGTTTGTACATTAACTAATACAAAAAATACGACTGATAATAAATATAATACAACTATTGATATAGTTGTAAAATTCAATACATATTATAATATTACGAATCATAAGCAAATTTATATAGATATTGCCCAATATGTTAATATAAGTAAATTTGCAACTATTATATTTTCAACAACTAAGCAAGAAGATGTAACGCAAGAAAATATAAATGTTGTAAATATTAAAAAATTTAAGAATAGTTTAAATGTAGAAAATAAAAATGGAAATGTAGAATATATATCAGGTAATGGTAACTTAATATTTAAATTTATTGATACTAATGAAATTGCAGCAGATTACGAGTTAAATATCGTTATTCAAATATATAATTCAGCACAAAATATAACAAATTTACCAGATGATATAACTTCTTTTAAATTTATTACCAGTACATACTTTATTAAAAATAGTTAAAAAAAATAAACATTTCAATATTATAGAAGGCTTTAATTAATGAAAGTTGTAAATATTATTATAGTTTTATTATTTATACTATTCATAATATTAAATATATATTATATTTTTCATGTACGTAAAATAGGTTTATATAAGGAGTTACAGTTGGAACACTTTAATTTTGCTAATTCTTATAACGAAGAAAATGCGAATGAAGAAGATGGTAGTTTGTTTCAACAATGTAATACATATAACTGTACAAATACTTATTCGGAATTAGAGAACAATTCTGCGGATTTCATAAATACTTATTCTATATATGAAAACAAATACAAATTATCAAATTTAAGAGATACCAGTCATGAATATAGAAGATATAATGATATTATGACAAAAAAAAGTTTATTAGCATTTAGATGTTTGAAATCATCACCATTTGAAATAAAGAAACATTTTGAAAATAACTTGGTAGGAGCTAAGCGTATCCCTACTATATATAAAAAAATGTTTTTATATGATGAAATATCACTATACACATATATAACCAACCAATTAGAAGAAATAGTAAATGGTATATCATCTATTGTGCTAAATAGTAGCTTAAATAAAGGGACTAATAAAATATTAGGCCCAGTATATATATGTATTTCGCAAGCACCATATATTAAATATAGAGATAACATGGTAAAGGCCAGATTTGATGTTGTAAACAATCAAAGATCTTTTTATAATGAAAATGTTCACAATGGTCAATCTATGTATGAATTAGAAACTAGTAATGGTCAAAATAATAAAATATCATCTCTTTATACAGAAGTTCTCTTCATATTTCCAATGTATAATATTAAAAATACTGTAAATAATGTAAAAAATATTGAATTTTCCAATGATGTCTCAAGAATGACTGCGTTTATGGCATCACTTAATAAATTTTTTGTGCATGAAAAATTGTGCTTTTTAAAATGTAATAAAAGTCATTTAAGTTGTGGATGCCTCAATGCGAATAATCAAGATATGAATGGTGACGATATTCACATTGAAAACAATGTTATTGATGATAGTATACATAAATATAAATCAGAATGTTATGATCATAACAGTGCAGTTAAAAATTACTCTATAATGTACTATATAAATCCTTATGGAAATATAAATGATGAATATATTTTAAATATAAATAGATAAAAATATATAATATAAACATGTATTATTAGTCAGGATCGTTAATAAATTGAATTTTTTTTGCGATTTTTACCTCTTGTGGCATTAATCTACATTCTTCGACCTTATTCCAAAATGTATCTATTTTAGGTACAATATTAGCCCATTCTTGTTCATCAAAATAAACTTTTTGGGTGTTTATTTTTTTTAGAACCCAGTAATGAAACTTGATAAATTCTAAATTATTTATTGGATTTTTAGATACTTCATCATTTATATTGATCAATGCATCAGATGGTGTTATATTACAAGTACTATATAAATAGTAATATTGTTTTTCATTATCTATATATTCTGCAATAACACCATGATTTATACGTAAGTCATTTTGAACATTTGACAAATATTCATATTCGTCTGTAAATGTTTTGAATTCACATTCTACATAATCACATTCATTTAAACCACACACAGCCAATTGTCCTTGAATTTGTAATTGATATTTAACAGGTATATTATCATCGATAATTTTTCTTGTAAAAGGACATTTAATCTCAATCATAATACCTAGATCATTTATACCATCTGGTGATGCACCAAAATGTTCATTTGTCGGATCACATATTAATCCAAAGTCATAAATTTCAATATTATTATATGCTTGTGAATAACATCTAGATGCCATTGGTTCAAACATTGTACCCCATTTTAAAGCAGGGATAGAATTATAATTTATTGTGTCTACAATAATATTTGCTTTTTTTTTTGCCAAATTCAAACTAGTATTACCGCCTTTTATTGCATCGTATAAATCGCTTGCAGTCAATCTTTGTTTTCTCATATCAAACCATTCGGGTGATCTTTGTTTCACAAACGGTATTTTCTGTAATTCTTTTAATTTACTTCTATATATATATATATTTTGTACTCTATTAAAAACAACTTCATAATCAATACATAATAATACCGCGATTTTATTAGAAACTTCTACTAGATTTTTTTTGTTTAAGGTTTTTACATTTACAAGAATAGCAGCATCAATTAAACTGTTATTCGTCATACGCTTATTATTGTTACGAGGTATATATTTATATATATTTGTTAATATTATAAATTCAAAGTATTTATTTACGACCATATTATAGAAGTTAAAGAAGTTCTTTTTCAAGTGCTTTTTTGTAAGCTTTTGAACTCTTAATTTTTTTGTCAAGTGTTGCATTAATTAAATTAAGCGTCTTCTTGCTATAATAATCAAGTTCAGAAGGATCTTTTGTCAATTTTTTATTTTTATTTGTTTTAATATGATAAGCATCTGTAATTGCTTTAAATTTATTAGTTAATAGTGTATCGAAAATCTGTGTATCCATTTAATTATTATAGTTAAATGATAATCATTTTTTATATACAATTATAAATCATTCGTAACTAATCTACTACGGTCTTAATAGAGATATTATAGTCCTTTATATCAACATATTGATAAGACACTGTTCCAAAAGCTCTTGATATACCAGTATCAACATACCATACGTTATTCAATATCTTAACATTTTCAACTGTAGTATGACCTACAAACATGTATACACATTTTAAATTATTCAATATTTCTTGCATAACTTCAGAAGAATCTAAATTTCTATTCCATAATATACCTTCATAATCTAGTATAATTTTATCAAATATTTCCTTATCTTCTAATAATACTGACTGGTTTTTCATAAAATTATTCCAAATAGTATTAAGATATGATAATTCTTTACCATTCTTTTGCAAAATATCTATGTGGTATTTTCGTAACCCTGCATGACAAAATAACAATTCTCCTATTTTTACTACAATAGGCCTATTACATAAAATAGATGATAATGTTCCTGCGGGTTTGAATAATTCGCTTCGCGAATTTGAATTATGAATACTTTTAGACGATACGTAGGAAAAATTTCCTATAACGTTCATTAGTTCATGATTTCCTATTAATGATATTATCCTACCCCCTTTTGATTTTGCGATGTTATTTATAAAATTGGTAAAATGTATCATTTCTGTATCATCGAGAACTTCCCATTCTTTAATTTCATGTGATCTATTTTGACTATCTATTTGGTCTCCCAACTGTATAACTATCGTATGTTGTGGTATTGCTATCCATTCAATATTTTTATTTATTATTTGGGCGTCAATTAGAATATTTTTAAATCTTTTTACATCTCCATGAATATCTCCTATTACAACTATTCTATCTGCTTTTGGATATTCATATACGATATCATCATGTAGCATTTTAATATATTATTATATTATATATTATAGTATATAAATTTATATATATTTTGAGTACATAATTAAAATAAAACTTAAATTTATAAAACTTTCTAAAACTTTCTTAAAAAAATAAATTATGTACCCATTTTTATATTTAGAATAACTTTTAGGATATTAATACCAAATACTATATCATATATGCTGTAAGCAAGTTAATATATGATATATTGTATGACCTTTCTAAAGGATATAATAAGAATGCTTTAATACATTCTAAGGACTACTTAAGGAGCCTCATTTTGAGTACATAATTAAAATAAAACTTAAATTTATAAAACTTTCTAAAACTTTCTTAAAAAAATAAATTATGTACTCATTTTTATATTTAGAATAACTTTTAGGATATTAATACCAAATACTATATCATCTATGCTGTAAGCAAATCATTATATGATATATTGTATGACCCTTCCAAAGGATATAATAAGACATCCTTGCTACTTAAGGAGCCTCATTTTGAGTACATAATTAAAATAAAACTTAAA